AGAGCAGAAGCACAACTTGCTGCTAGAAATGAAGCTGCTAAGAACAGTAGAGAGTTGACCGCTAAAGAGGCTGCTGCTGCTCAAGCTAGAGCAGAAGGGCTGGCACAGGCAAAAGCTGATGCACAAGTTCAAGCAGCGGAAGCAAAAGCTGCTTCTGACGCACAAGCTGATGCTGACGCACAGGCTGCTGCTGATGCACAGGCTGCTGCTGATGCACAGGGTACAACTACAGAAGGTACAGCAGCAGACGGAACATCAACAGGTACAGGTACAGGTTCTGGTTCTGGTTCTGGTTCTGGTTCTGGTAGCGGCTCTGGGAGTGGTTCAGGGTCAGGCTCTGGGGCAGGCTCTGGTGCAGGAGCAGGAATGTTTGGAGGTGGAGGAGTAACTAACTTAGTATTTAGTGACTACCTTAAACGCTATGAAGCACCTAAGTTAAAACAACGTGTGCTACCTTTACAGGGTTATCAAGCACCACAAGGTTTATTTAAAGGATTAGTTTAATGGCTACAACGTACCTAAGTTTAATGAATAGTGTGCTAAGGAGACTCAGAGAAGATGAAGTATCTGAAGTTACCCAGACTACTTATTCTAAGATGGTAGGGGACTACATCAATGATGCAAAGACCTTAGTACAGGACTCACATGATTGGTCTACCTTACGCAAGACTGTAATTGTACCTACAGTAGAAAATACTACAGAATATAGCTTGACAGGAGCAGGAGAACGTGTTAAACTATACAGTGCCATCAATGATACATCAAACTTCTTTATGCACTATGAGACACCTAACTGGTTTAGCAATGCTTACTACATCTCAGGGGAAGTCTCAGGCACTCCTGACTCCTACACATTTAGCGGTGTAGATGCTAATGATGATACTAGAGTAAGAGTGTTCCCTAAGCCTTCCGGTGTATTCTCATTACGCTTTGATGTGTGCTCAAGAGAACCTGACTTAACTGTTGATGCTTCTTCTACAGTACTGCCAGCAATGCCTATTATACATCAAGCTGTAGCTTTGCTTGCTAGAGAACGTGGTGAGACAGGTGGTACTTCTACACAAGATTATTTTATTATTGCTGATAAATATCTTAGTGATGCTATTGCACAGGACGCATATAAGAATCCTGAAGAATATATCTACACGGTACAATAATGGCACAGCAAAGACAAAATATATATGTAGGTGCTCCGGGATTCAGAGGTCTTAATACTCAGGATGCTCCTGTAGGTCAAGATGCGTCCTTTGCTTCTATAGCAGAGAATGCAGTCATTGACAGCTTTGGGCGTATTGGCTCTAGGAAAGGAGTAAAGCTACTCACAAGTAGTGCTACGCCTCTAGGGTCTAGTGCAGGCGTAGAGCAGATCTTTGAGTACACTAAAAGAGATGGTACTTTAATAGTATTCTCTACTGGTAACAATAAGATATTTACAGGCACTACTTCTTTATCAGCAGTAACTCTTCCTAGTGGTTACTCTATTAGTGCAAACAACTGGAAGATAGTCAGTTTTAACAATGACATCTACTTCTTCCAAAGTGGTCATGCAGCTTTAGTAAGTGTTGCAGGTAGCACTACTCTTATAGCAGTAGCTGACGGTGGCACCGCAGCACCAGCAGCTAATGAAGCTATAGCTTCCTTTGGTAGACTATGGGCAGCGGATGTTGTTAATAATAATTACACTATATTCTTTTCTGACTTGCTTGACGGAGATGATTGGCATGGTGGTTCATCAGGCTCCTTAGATTTAACTACTGTCTGGCCTACAGGTTATGATGAAGTAGTTGCTTTAGCTGAGTTTAATGATTTCCTAGTCATCTTTGGAAAGAACAGTATCCTCTTGTACTCCGGTGCTTCTTCCCCTGCTACTATGTCCTTACAGGATGTTATTACAAACGTAGGCTGTATTGCTAGAGACAGCGTACAGTCTACAGGAGCAGACCTAGTATTCTTATCACACACAGGTGTAATGAGCTTAGGCAGGCTGATACAAGAGAAGTCTAATCCTATAGGCAGTGTATCTAAGAATGTTAGAGATGAATTAGTCAATAGTGAAATCCTTGAAACAGGTAATATTAAATCTGTATACAGCGCAGAGAATGCTTTATACCTTTTAATCATGCCTATTAATAACCTTATCTATGCTTTTGATATGAGAGGCAAGCTAGAGGACGGTAGTAGCCGTGTAACTACTTGGCCTTTCACTGGTATACTTTGTGCGTCCAGAGCAATTAGTGACGGTGGGGTTTACTTAGGTGTTAAGGCTGGTATAGCAGAGTATGAAGGCTATGAAGACACCTCCGGTACTTATACTATGAAGTACTACACGCAGCCACTAGCCTTTGATGACCCATCTAGGGTTAAGATGCTAAAGGAAATTAACTTAACAATCATAGGTGGCTCTGGTAGTTCAGTAATAGCTAACTGGGGCTATGATTATACACAGAGCTACAACAAACAATTGTTTGACGTAGACACTACATTTATCTCAGAGTACGGTATATCTGAGTACAACGTAGCAACATCAGAATATAGCTCTGGTATCATCGTAGGTATTCAGAAGTTAAAAACAACAGGCTCAGGTAAAGTAGTTACTATTGGTATAGATGCTACTATAGATGGTAAAGCATTCTCAATCCAAGAACTAAACACAGAAGCTATTATAGGTAGACTAATTTAATGAGTAATTATACAAAGACTACAAACTTTGCAGCTAAGGATTCCCTGCCTTCAGGTAATGCTGCTAAGATTGTTAAAGGTGCTGAGATTGACACAGAGTTCAATAACATTGCTACTGCATCAGCCACTAAAGCAAATGCAAACAATGCTGCACTTACAGGTACTACTGTGTTTGCTAACTTGTCCGATGGCACTATTGCTATCACAGGGTGGGTAGATGAAGACAACATGTCCTCTAACAGTGCTGTACTTATCCCTACACAGCAGTCTGTTAAAGCCTATGTAGACTCTAATGTAACTGCACAGGACTTAGACGTAACTGATGGCTCTGCTAGTATTGACATTGACCTAGACTCTGAGTCTTTAGGTATCTTAGGTGGCACAGGTATTACCTCTAGTGCCTCTGGTACTGGTGTTACTCTAGCCATTGACAGTACTGTAACTACGCTCACAGGCACACAGACGCTTACGAACAAGACGCTTACTACTCCTACTATCCTTACATCATTTACTATAGGTTCCGCTACAATTACTGAAGCAGAACTAGAGATACTAGACGGTGCTACAGTAACCACAGCAGAGCTAAACGTACTGGACGGTATCACCAGCACCACAGCGGAACTTAACATCTTAGATGGCGTGACAAGCACTGCTGCTGAGTTAAACATCTTGGACGGAGTAACCTCTACTGCCGCTGAGATTAACATCCTAGATGGAGTCACAAGCACTACAGCGGAACTCAACATACTGGATGGAGTTACCAGCACAGCATCGGAACTTAATATCCTAGACGGTGTTACAAGTACTGCTACTGAATTAAATATACTTGATGGTGTTACAGCTACTACAGCAGAAATTAACTATGTAGACGGTGTAACCTCTAATGTTCAAACACAGATCAATACTAAAGCACCTATAGCTGGAGCTACGTTCACAGGCACTACTACTATACCTACTGCTGACATCAATGGTGGCGCTATAGACGGTACTGTCATTGGTGGCTCTACTGCTGCCGCTGGTAGCTTTACTACTCTAGGAGCCTCCGGTGCTATTACAGGTACTCTAGGTACTGCTGCACAGACTAACATTACAAGTGTTGGTGCGTTAAGTGCTCTTAATGTTGCAGGTGTTTTACAAGTTAACAACGGTCAGTTTCCTAACTCACTTTACGTTGACGTTTCAAATAAAAGAATAGGTGTTAGTACCAGTGGCCCAGATGTAACTTTAGATTTAGGCTCTACTACAGACGCAGTACACATGCCTGTAGGTACAACAGCACAAAGACCCGGAAGCCCTGCTGCTGGTTACTTTAGGTACAATAGCAGCCTAGAGCAGTTTGAAGGCTACACAGACGCTTGGGGTTCTATCGGTGGCGGTGGTGGTACTAATACATTTACTGCTGATAGCTTTACTGCTAATGGCTCTACAACTGCATACGCCCTAAGCCAAGTTATAACTTCTGAGGATAACCTACTTGTATTTATAGACGGTGTATTCCAACAGCAAGATGCTTACAGTATTGCTACATCCAGTGGTACAACTACACTAACCTTTAGTTCTGCCCCTGCTAACACAAGAAAGATTCTTATTTACTCTATAGCTGCTGCTGTGTCTGGGTCTAACTTAAATATAGACAGTATGACAGGTGATGGTTCTGATACTACACTTAGTTTATCTATAACACCTGTAAATGAAAATAATACACAAGTGTTCATAGACGGCGTTTATCAAAATAAGTCTACTTATAGCATCTCTGGAACTACCCTGACGTTCTCTACAGCACCCCCTAGTGGTACTGCTGTGGAGGTTATGACCTTTACACAGACAGATATAAATGTACCCGTAGATGGAACTATAACAAGTGCTAAGTTGTCTGGTGCTTTGACTACTCCAAGTACTTTAGCAGTTACAGGTGGGATTACAGCTACTACAGCAGATAACCTAGACACGCTTTCACTTATCTCTACAGATGCAGACGCTACTGTTGGGCCTAATCTTAGAATGTATAGAAATTCTGGTTCACCAGCAGATAGCGATGTCATAGGTGCTATAGATTTTGATGGGCGTAATGATAATTCTCAAGATGTTCAATATGCTCAAATAATAGGACAAGTATTGGATGCAAGCGATGGAACAGAGGATGGAACACTTTATTTACAAACAATAATAGCTGGTACAACAAGAGAAAGGCTTTCTTTGCAACCAACAGAAAGCGTATTTAATGAAGCTAGTGTTGACCTAGACTTCCGTGTTGAGTCTGACAACAGCACACACGCTTTGTTTGTTCAGGGATCTGATGGCAAAATCGGTATTGGTACTGGTTCGCCTACAAGAACTTTCCATAGTAAAGGTGCAAGTAATATAAACACCGTAGGTAAGTTTGAGTCTGGAAGCTCTCAAGTCTATATTCAGTTATCTTCAAACGGTCTAGCAGATGCAGATAGCGGCTACATTGGTTATAACTCTGACAAAAACCTAACGCTGTTGACGGATAATGCAGAACGCATGCGCATAGACAGTTCAGGCCGCGTGACCACGCCCTATCAGCCTGCGTTTACTGCTAAGCCTGCTTCAATACAATCAAATATAGCAATAGGGTCAGATGTTACGATTGTTTTTGGAACAGAAATATTTGATCAAGGTGGTAATTTTGCATCTAATACTTTTACTGCGCCAGTAACAGGGAGGTATCAACTGCAATTTATGATACGTCTAGAAGCTGTAGATTCAGCCGCATCTTTTTACCAAATAAAGCTTACAACTAGCAATAGACAATATATTTTTACTCTTGATCCTAGAGTTTTTAGTCTAGATGCTGGCTATCATAGCGCAGCTTTAAGTGTTCTAGCTGATATGGATGCAAGCGATACGGCTCTTGTTGCATTTCGTCAAAGTGGCGGTACACAACAAACAGACATTGACACTGAATCTTTCTTTTCAGGCTACTTAGTAGCATAACCAACCACGCGAAATAACTTATCTTAAAGGAGATAAAGATGGCAACAATCACATTAACAGTAGAAGTAACAGATACAGAACAAGCAATCTTGCTAAATGATTTATTAGACATTGACGCTTGGCTTCAAGCTGCAATGCTAGGCAAGAAGAATAACTGCTGGAAGCGTATGCAACAAGAGTGGACTACAAAGCTAATGAATGACGATAGCTTTACAGACTCTATACCTAGCAACCAAGCAGACTTTGTAGCCCTTATAACTGCTAGAGAAGATTATAAAACCAGAACAGAACGTGACGCAGGGGAGTAATTTATGGCTTTAACTGAAATCCCTATAGAACTGTCAAGTACTCCAAGTATTGTAGACGGTGGAAATGCCACGGCTATTACAATTAGTTCAGCGGAACTTGTAACTGTTGCAAATGGGCTTACGCTCACAGATGGTAATGTTGTAGTAGCTAATGGGCATGGTATTGACTTTAGTGCTGCTGCAAACGCTGGTGGCATGACTTCAGAATTGTTGGATAATTATGAGGAAGGTAGCTATGACTGCGCGCTTTCCTGCGGAACATCTGGAACGATTAGCTTGAATGGTAGTTTTAATCACGCTGGGTATACCAAAGTTGGACGCTTGGTTACAGTACACGGTTTTATTGTTGTGTCAGCCGTTTCAAGCCCAGTTGGATTCTTTACCATTACTCTACCATTTGTCCCCGCGTCATTGACTGATAGGGCGGGAGACAGCGCTGTATCTTTAGTGCTTCAAAACGTAGTAGGCGCGAATATTTCCGATTTTATGGGAACAATAAATGAAGGTGATGCAAAGATTTATGTTCAGTTAGGTGATAACACTGCCATTCAAAACGACAGCGCACAGGCAATTGCCGCAAATACATACATTCACTTTAGTGCAACTTATTCAGTAGCATAAAAACAATTATGCCTATCGGACGGTAGGCACAGACAGTCCATACCAACAGGAGATAAACATGGCACTTTCAGAAGCAACAGTAGAAGACAAGATTGAAGTAGTAGACTGTGGGGGCTGGAAAGTAATTCAAGTCCGTACAGCTACGGTAATTAGCAGAGATGACGTAGAGATCAGTAGATCCTTCCATCGTCACATAGTAGGCCCAACGGACGATTGGTCTGGTGAATCTACAGAGGTAAAAGCCATGTGCGATACTTTCCATACTACAGTAGCTATTGCAGCGTACAATGCTGCACAAGCCTCTGAAGGAGTCTAAGCATGGCTTTAACTAAAGTAAGCAGAGGTTTACTGACTACAAGCATTGTAGACAATGGTAATGCCACTGCGATCACCATCGGTTCAGATGAGTCAGTTGCGCTAAGCGGAACTTTTACCCTTCCAAACGCTAACGGCACAAATGAAATAAGCTTCACTGGCACTGAGTTCACCAACGTGTTGTCCGCGACAACTAGCGGCTTTCAGTTAGGTACTACGGGTGCTGGTTACTTGTCGTTTTTGACAAACAACACAGAACGCTTAGCCATAGACGCATCAGGCAACATAATTCAAACCGGAGCAAACTCTGCCACCCTTACAGTCAAAGCCCCAACTGATAACGCAAGTTTAACTTTGCAAGCGGGGTCAAGTGACACTGGTGCAGAGGGTGCTTTTGTAAACTTCTTACAGAACACCACCTATAAGTGGCAGATGGGGATGAATACGGATAACAGTTTCCGTTGGTACAACTATGCAGCGTCAAGCGAGGCTATGCGCATAGATTCCAGCGGGAACCTAGGTATAGGCAATACCAATCCCTCTGGTTACACAGGCGCAGGCGCTGATAACCTTGTTGTAGGAAATAACAACAGCAGTAACAGTAACGGAATAAGTATTGTGGCTGGTTCAAACGCCTTCTCCGGATTGGCTTTCACTGACACCACAGGGGCGGGAGATGGGAGTGACCACGCCGGATTGGTTCAATACGGTCACGCCGATAACTCTATGCGGTTCTTTACTAACACCAGTGAGAAAATGCGCATACTCGCAGATGGCAGCATAACAATGCCAGAAGTTTATAACGACACAACGGCAGCCGCAGCCAATATGCACATAAGCTCCGCTGGTGGATTATTATTTAGATCTACTTCTTCCGCCCGTTACAAAAACACCATTACAGACGCAACACATGGCTTAACTGAACTGCTCACACTTCGCCCTGTTACATACAAAGGCAACAATGATGGAGACACGGTGTTCGGAGGATTGATTGCAGAGGAAGTGCATGACGCGGGATTGACAGAGTTTGTTCAATACAATGATGAGGATGAACCAGACGCTCTAGCTTATGGAAACATAGTATCTCTTTGTATTAAAGCAATCCAAGAACTCAAAGAAGAACTCAATACTGCCACGGCACGCATAACCGAACTGGAGAACAACTAATGAACTACATATTAGACGCATTTAATATTGCAACTGCTCTAGTGGCCTTAGCATCCGCTATAGCAGCAGTTACACCTACCAAGAAGGACGATGACCTAGTGTCCAAGGCATACAAGTGGCTTGACCTTATTGCATTGAACATAGGTAAGGCTAAGGATTAATGAGAATGGAGCAAGGCACTAACCTAGAACTAGCTATGGAAGCATTAGAACGCATAGCACAACATGAGAAAGAATGTGGTGAACGCTGGGGTGAGGCTACTGCTGAACTCAGGCATCTTAGAGAGACGGCTACAGCACATTCTAAGAGATGGGAACGCCTTGCTTGGCTTGTTATTACTGTTGTAGTGACAGCAGCCGCAACAGTAATTACAACGACAATAGGAATATAAGATAATGGCAAATCCTTTAGAGTTTATTCAAGGGTTATTTGGTGGAGGAGCAGGGCAGATAGCTGGGCTGGCCCTAGGAGCAGATGCTTTTAAGGACATGTCTACATTAGGTAAAACGGCTCAAACTGATGCACTTACTATAGGTAAACAAGCTCAAACAGACACTGCATTTAAGCCTTTTACCGTTAGTACAGGTTTTGGTAACGTAGTTACAGATCCCAAAGGAACTGGCGGTTATACTACTACCCTATCTCCAGATCAACAGGCTTTACAGAAGCAGTTATCTGGTATTACAACTGGTTTAACAGGCGATTACGGTGTAGGTGCTCCTGACGTATCAAAGATACAGAGTCAAGCCTTTACTGATGCAAGTGGGTTTTTAACTGGTGATCCTACGGGTCAACAAGGCATTACGGATCTAACGTCTAACTTCTTAACAAAAGCCCCTAGTATGTTTACTAATGCTATGGGAAGCATGGCGGGTAGAGAGCAAAGTGTATATGACCGCATTAGAGCTACACAGATGCCTGAAGAACAGCGTCAACAGTTAGCTTTGGATGAGCAGTTAGCCTCACAGGGACGTACAGGTTTACGTACAGCACAGTTTGGTGGCTCTCCGGAACAGTTTGCTATGGAAAAAGCTAGGGCTGAAGCTATGAATCAGGCTTCTCTATCATCTATTAATCAAGCGGGTACTGAGCAAGAAAGAGCGTTTGCACAGGCTCAGGCTTATAATCAGATGGGCATAGGCGGTTCTCAAGCACTTCAAGGTCTACAGCAAGGACAGCAAGGATTAGCGTCAGGTATGTTTGGTCTAGGCACACAAGCTGCTGGTTTAGGCACTGGTTTACAGCAAGGTCAGTTAGGTAACATACAGTCTGCTTTAGGTCTACAATACATGCCTGAACAACAACTACTGGCCTCTATGACTCCCGGTATTAGCTTGGCAGACATTGCAGGAGTAGGTCAAAGAGAAGGTGCAGGATTAATGGCTGAAGCCGGTATGTCAGGATTAGAAGCTAACATTGCAGCTAACAAGGCTAAGACTGAAGGACTATCAGGATTGTACAGTGCTATATTAGGTGCTCAAGGACAAGCAGGTGCTGCTGCCGCTAGTGCCGCTGGCGCTGCTGGCGCACCCGCTGGTGGTCAAAACTTTATGGATTGGTTTTTAGGGAGATAGGATATGGCATTAGGTGAGAATTTAGCAGGTTTGTTTAGTAATAATCCTGTAAACAGAGTAGGCCCAACAGGTCAGCCGTTAATAGGCGGTAGTAATACTATGGACTTGTTGACTAGAAGTGCTGGTGGTTTGCTTGGTAGAGAGGTCAGAGGCCGTCCAGAGCAATTAACTGCTGCTCTATCTCAGATAGACCCTAATGACCCACAGAAAATGATTAAGATGTACGGGTTAATAACTGAACTTGGTGAGCCTCCACAACAGATGGCTGCTATGGAGAAAATGAAAGGTATGGCTTTAGAGCAAACAGCTTTAAGGCAAAAAGAACAAACTCTACAAGGCTCTAGGTCTATAACTAACTACATTAACCAGCTAACCACTGAGGAATTATTAAGTAAGGGTTCAAGATCAGCTATATCTGAATTAGAAAGAACTTTTAATTTACCTGCTGGTCAAGGTGCTAGTCTTATAAAAAATGAACTTGAGATAAGAGAGAAAGCTGAAAAAAGCAAAGCAAGTGGGTCTGGTAAAGTGGACACATTTACAGACAAGGAAGGTTTCAGAATATACGCCTCAGGGCCAAATAAAGGTGAGTACGTCCGACAGGAAGCTAGAGATGCGTTTGACGCAAAGGAAGCAACAGAGAGAGCGGGTATTCAGTCCTTTAAGGACGCAGCGATAACCGCTTTAAAAAACAGCACTGTAGCTAACGCCTCTGCTCTTATACCGGGAGTAGAATCAGGAGCAATGAAGCCAGAGGAAGCACTAAAGAGGCTTAGCGTGCCTACTGAGTTAATCAAAGAGGTAAATATTCTTTCTATGGAAGGTGCTCAAGGTAGATCCTCAATTAGACAGGACGTTAACTTACTAGCAGACTATAATACAAACGTACCTCCTGTGGGAACTCCTGCTTCCCAGCTTAAAGTGGCTGAAGAGTATTTTACAGGAGGTGACAAGGCTACTTTAGTTAAGTATGACCTACAGGCTAAAAGAGTAGACACTACTAACTTTAGGCTACCTCCCGGTACGGCTTCTGATGTTGATGTACAGAGAGCAGAAAGCACAGTTCCTCCTATTAACTCTAACCCCGCTATTATCAGAAGTTGGCTACTGGGGCAAATGAAAATTAGAGCACTTATGGCTGCTGAAGCAGAGGCTAAAGCAACATACATGTCAGGGAACGCAGGAAGTTTAGCAGGGTTTAACGAGGGATGGGCTGTTAAGACTGAAACACCATCGCAGATCAACGCTATATACAAGCAGTTTGGTGTACCAGCTACCACAGACTTTGTTAGAAAAGAAATTAACGCACCTGAGGGATTAGACTAATGCCTAGAGCTATAGAGTTAGAAGATGGCACAACCATTAAAAACATTGGTGACAGCAGATCTACACAGGACATAACAGCTTGGCTTATTAAGAATGACTATGCTGTTCCTGAAGACATTGAAAGTAGTATTTATACCATGCCTGAACTAGAAGATTCTGAAAACTTTAGTTCTAGGTTTCTAGCTACAGAGGAAGATCCTGAAACTTATGCGGATTGGGTAAACACTGCTTTTGAAGTAGGGCCAGCATTAGCTGCCGGTAGTTTAGGGGTAGCTAGAGGAGCTAAGATAGCTGCTGAGATGACATCGGCAGTACCTTACCCGCCGGTCAAAGCTGCCGCTACTGTTATAGGAGGTGTTATAGGAGGAGGGATAGCAACTTACCCTCTTGTGTTTGGCGGTAAGATGGCGGGAGAGACTGTAGAGGCTTTAATGGAAGGACGTACAGTAGACCCTAAAGCTGCTCTAAATGCTTCTATTGACGCTGCTCAAACTGATGCTATTGCTTCTGGTGTCTTGGGGCTTGCTTTGCCTGTGGGTGGGAGGCTGTATGCCAAAGGTAAAGAAAAACTAGGCGGTAAGTTTACTTTAAATGATAAACAAATAGAACAAGTAATTGAGTTACAGAAGAATCTTAAAGAGTACGGTTCTAGTTTATTGCCCTCAATGATCCGTCCTAAATCTTGGTCATCTAAGTTTCAGTCAGACCTAGCAGCAGTATCTGAAGTAACTTCTTCTACAGTAGACAACTACTTAGAAGGCTATGAAAAATACATGGGAGATCAGATTAAGAAAATCATAGGTGATTATTCAGCAGCACCGGGTTCCGCTATGGAGCAGGGGCAGGTATTACAGACCCTGGTGAGGCAGACGGATGAGGCGCTGAGTGAACTTGTGTCTCCTATGTACCGTGTTATTAGTGAAACTGGACGTAAGATAGCTGTTGACCCTAGAGAAGCTGGCTTATCTGCTGCTAAGGCTCTTAGAAACCAGCGTAGGTCACAGACTGTTAACAATAAAGGAGAGACAGTTTTCAGAGCTAAGTTTTTAAGTGATGGTGAAAGAGCAGCTACTGAATACTTAGAGACTTTACCAAACAACTTAAACTTCTGGGAAGCACACCAGAGATTATCTGCTGTTAAAAAGAAATTATTTAATGTGTCTACTGGCCCTAATGCAGACACCGTTGCAGCAGATGCTTGGGGACAAGCAAAGGACATTCTACAGAAGTCTATGGACGATGCTGCTGCTAAACTATCGCCAGAGTTAAAAGAGCAGTACGCTAAAACTACAGCTTTTTATCGTGAAGGTAGCGAGACAGTCAACCGTACATACTTTAAGAAAGCCTTAGAGGAAGAAGAGCCTTCTAAGATAGGTGCTATGTTTACCCAGCCCGGCTTCCAAGTGGGCTTAAATGGCATCAGGGACTTAAAGAAGTTAGCTGCTGAGTACGTTAATAGATTACCTAAAGACTCAGAGTTACGGAAGAAACTAAACGCAGAAGATCCTCTGGAGGCTATCCGTAGAGGCTACTTAGAGAGTGCTCTAAAGATGGCACCGGAAGCAGGGGAGTCTTCACTGGCAGTTTTCAGAAAAAAACTATCTGATCCTAAGTTTAGGGATACCTACGATAACTTGTTTGCTGGTACAGCCACTAAAGGAAAGATAGATACATTACTAGATGAACTAGAGATACTAGAAAGAGTGTCAGGCGGTGGTGGTGGGGCATTCTCCTTAACAGTTAGAAGTGGTGAACTAGCTCCTGTGAGGAATCCTAATCCTTCAAATCTTATTACAGGTTTACTTCCTGGCTTCTTAGCACGTAATGCTATTAAGGCAGAAACAATAGATAACTCTATTTCTTTAATGAAAGCCGTTACTGAGTTTGAAAAGCGTGGTAAACCTATCCCAAAAGAACTTACTGAAAAACTAATTAAGCTAATGACTTTAGGTCAAAGAGTAGGTGTAGGAACAATGGGTTCTTTAGTAGAAGAAAGACCAGTTACTTTAACACCTAGAGCTAGAGCACAGCAGCAAAGAGAGCAGAGACAGCAAGGAATGTTAACAGGACAATAGAAACAAAGGGGGCATTGCGCCCCCAGTTTCCCCTAAGCTACATCAGCAAACTTAACCTTACCTACGTCACCACGCATACCAGCCTTCATGTATGTAGTGGCTCTACCTTCAAAGAAGTTCTGGTGTTCTACGCCTAACACATCATCCAGCCAATTCAAAGGATTATCTTTGACATTGTAGTTAGGCTTTAATCCTAGCTGTAGCAGTCTACGGTCAGCAATGTATCTGATGTACTGCATCATCTCATGCTTAGTCAAGCCTTCAATATCCCCCTGCTCAAACACTAGATCTAGGAACCTGTTCTCTAGTTCCACCATCTCTCTACAGGCCTGATAGATCTCTGCTTTGAAGGCATCGTCCCATATCTCTATGTTCTCTTGTATAAACTCTCTGAACAGTTTAGTCATCGCCTCTACATGGAGTGATTCATCCCTGATACTATAGGTAATGATCTGTCCCATGCCCTTCATCTTACCAAACCTAGGGAAGTTCAGTAGGATAATGAAGCTAGAGAACAACTGCAAGCCTTCAGTGAACCCAGAGTACACAGCAAGTGCCTTAGCTATGCTTCTCTTGTCGCCCTTAGTGACCTTCACAGAGTCTATGTACTCATGCTTGTCTGCCATAGCCTCGTAGTCTGCAAACGCCTTATACTCCACCTCAGGCATTCCTACGGTGTCTAAGAGTAGGCTGTAGGCGTGTTGGTGTATGGACTCCATGTTGTTGAAGGCTCCCATCATCATCCTAGCTTCAGGCTTCTTAAAGATCTTCATGTATCTATCTACATAACCAGAGCTAACGTCTACATCTGATTGTGTAAACAGCCTGAAGATCTGTGTAAGCAGGTTTTTCTCTTGGTCACTCATGGTCTGCCAATCTTTCACATCATTGTGCAGTGGTACATCCTCTGGGAACCAGTGCATTTGATTCTGCTGTGAGTAGTAGTCAAACATCCAAGGGTGATCAAACGGCTTATAATAATCTCTTGTTCCTAGTAGGCTCATGCTACATCTCCTTCTTTAATAAATATACCTTCACTGTTCATGTGACCCTTACGGTCTTTGATGTCATCGTAGGCGATCTCTAGGCACCGCTCTAGGGACGTATCAAACATGACAGCCAGTGTGTTAAGTACTACCAAACAATCGCCTATATCGTCCTCTACGTTACGCTGCTTGGCTATGTTATCCCCTAGCTCACCTATTTCAGACACTAGCTTTGCAAACTGAGCCAGTGGTGTGCTGTTGTTGATGATACCTCTAGACATACTCCAGAGGTTTATCTTGTGTATCAAATCTTCATTCACTAAAGTGTGTCTCCAGTACTATTAGTTTATCTTCTGCATCGGCTATCTTACCTACCAGTTCGTCCATAGTATCTATTAGATTACTATGATCCCCTATGGCTACGGGATTATCAATATACACTTGTAGTTCAGATTTGCGTATATCTATTAGAGAGCTATAGTACCCTTTGAGTGCTCTTATTTTTGAATCTTCCATTGTATCCTTCCTTTAATAACTCTGTATACTTAGTAGTATACTCTTTATACGTCAGTGGTGCAAGTTTTTTTACAGGATCATTCATGTAATTTGCCCACATCTGAGCACAGAAGCCTGCATAAGTAGCTATGTCACTGTCCTGCTCCCTATAATACTCTAGGTAAGCAGGCCATGTAACGTGTTTCTTTAGCTCATCTATGTAAAACTTAGCCCTGTATACTGGGTGGTCATCCTTCACAGCTTAGGCACTCCCCTTCCTCAAGGTTAATTCTTGGTATCTTAATGTTGACATTCTCTGTATTTCTAGCTGCTGTAGAGCGGAGGTAATACATAGATTTGAGTTTGTTAGCTCCTGTCCAATGTACGCTGTTAACATACTCCAGATACTCATCATGTGTCTCCTGTGGTGCTGTAGCTGGTGGTGGGTTAAAGAACAGGTTTACAGACTGTGCCTGACATACATACTTCTGGCGCTGGTACGCATGTTCAATAATCCATATCTGATTAAGTTCAGGCGCTGTCTTAAATACATCTTTCTCATCTTCAGTAAGTCCATCAAGTTCCGCCACAGAGCCTTCAGCCGCCGCAATTGCCTTCCAAGTCTTCTCATTGTTTATCCCTTTAGATTCCAGTAGTTCAGTTAAGTATTTGTTTTGTACCTTGTATGATCCTGTTAGCGTCTTGTGCGTAAATACGTTAGCCCTTGTAGGCTCAATTGAAGGAGACGTTCCACCGCATATAATGCTACTAGAGGCATTAGGAGCAATAGCAAGAAGGTGAGAATTACGCATGCCGCTACCAGCCATATCAGGTGCAACGCCGCGAACACGGCCAAGAAATTTACTTTCTTCACTGGCCCGTTCTTTGATATGTTTAAAAGCTCTGTTATTGAAGGAGGAGGCGTACATACTTTCAAAAGGAATGTTATTACGTTGTAAGTAACTATGAAACCCCATTGCTCCAAGCCCAATTGCGCGTTCTCTATATGCACTATAAGCGGCTTTTCTAAAACCTTCTTTACCTTCTTGTACAGTGAATTCATCATAGGTAGCCCCGTATGGTTTTCTGTTATCTGCATATCTAGTGATACGTCCACAAGCATTTTCAATAAAGTGTTCAATGATGTTGTCTAGCATAGTAACTAGATCAGCAATGAACATAGGGTGTTCCTTCCACTCATCAAAGTACTCTAGGTTAACACTAGACAAACAACAGACTGCTGTACGGTCTTCCCCTGTGGGTAGTGTAATCTCTGAGCATAGGTTACTCTGGCGTATCTTTAGCCCTAGCTCTTTCTGAGACTCAGGCAGTGCCTCATTACACCTGTCTATGTTTACAATGTATGGTTCACCTGTCTCTGCTCTAGTGTGCAGTAGCTGCCACCACAAGTCCCTAGCTGATACAGTCTTAATAGCCTGCTTAGACTTAGGGTCTATGAGTCTCCAGTTATCATCATTCTTTACACGCTTGAGAAAGGCATCACTAATGTTAACACCATTGTGTAGATTAAGACATTTACGGTTAAGATCACCACCAGTGGTCTTTCGCATAGCAATGAACTCTTCAATCTCTGGGTGACTGATGTCCATATACGCTGCATAACTACCTCTTCTTGTAACGCCTTGGTTAAAGGCTAGCATCTGACTGTCTACAACGTGCATGAAAGGAATGCTGCCAGTAGACTGACTACCGTTAGCAGTAGAAACCCCGTTACTTCTAACATCACCCCAATATCCACCCAAGCCTCCACCTCCACTCGCCAGCCATATGTTCTCATCGTAGTGTGCAGAAAGACCGCCACGCGAATCAGGAACATAATTGAGAAAGCAGCTAATAGGTAAACCACGAGTGGTTCCCCCGTTACTAAGTATAGGAGTGCTAAAACCAAACCAGCCCTTGCTAGCGTACTCGTAAAGTCTCTGTGCAAGATCGTAGTCAGTATACTCCTGATACGTTGCACCATAGACTGAGGCTCTTGCAAATGCTTCTTGTGCATGGGTTTCCTCCTGCCATAAATATCTATCTTTAAGTGTCTCTACCGAAAACTTATCTAGATTATCTTCTCTGGCATAGTCAATAGTTATACCTAGGTAATCCTGCTGCCCCATCTTATTTATCATCTAGTGTCTCTTCTTGTTTCAGTAGTGCCAGTAGTCTATTCTCATACCATTGTGCCTTGAGTAGGTCTTTAACAGCGTTGTTCTTGTCCCTACACCGCCACCTGTACTTGAATGAGTTACCTCTGAGGTAGCCTATGATCTCCTCTGTGGTCATCATAGACTCCATAGCATCAATACATTCTACGTCCCCCTGTGCAGCGTAGTGTGCAGGGCTGTTAACATCATCGTCACCCCAAGAAGTTTTGAACTTATACCCTTGGCGTGTGTAGCTATCTTTCATCTTTTCCTCTGCTAATTTATAATCTTCTTTTAACAGGTCACTCAACATTTCAGGGTCATCTTTTGTAGGGAATAGCGGGTGCTGGTCTGGCCCATTACGATGCCACTTGTTTAGCTTGCTCCACTCTTCCGGTGTTGCGTCATCAATGCTCTTGTTCATCGTCACTCCAATCGTCCAGTTCTTGTTCTGATAGCTCTTCTTCAAAGATACTAAGCCTGTTAATAAACTTGTCTTCAAACCTGTCTACTATCTCTTCAGCGGTTATATCCAGAAGACTAATTATATCATCTATATCATACCTAGTCAACACCCGTTCCTTAATTTCATCCATCGTTAATGACATGATCTGCATACTCATCTAGTGTGTAAAAGTCAAACCCTTCCTTGGCACACCACTGCCCCATAGTGATCTTAGAACCCTTCCTGACTTTCTTGTTAGGGTCAGACAGCACAAACACTAGCTTTGTAGGTGTTAGCATGTCACGGATAGCAGTGTACTTCTGTGTGTCCCCTGATCTAAAGAACCCTTTAGTCTCTATCACATCTCCGGTCTTCTTGTCCACAAAGTCTGGCTTGTATTTCCTATGGGTCACATAGGGTATATCATAAGGCTCATATAAGAATCTACCCTTAGGCATTAACTCAGCGAACTTCTTCTCTAGTCCAGACCTATAGATGTTCTTAGAAAATCTCTTGGACTTTAGGCTCATTTACCACCTCCGTTAAATACCTTGGGCCACCGTAGTACTTGAAAGTACGCAGTTCTGGAAAGCATGAACGCTTGAACTGACAGTAGGAACAGCCTACGTTTAATTTCATATTTCCACTTTTGCCATCCGCCACCCTTTCGTTGCAGAAATCTGGCGCTTCCTCCAACTCCACGATCTTTTTTACATGGCGTATCCTCTCAGCTATATCACCACTGATAGCGGAGTACACTGGTGCCTGTGTGTCCTCTAGGTCATACTGTAGCCACGCTAGGTAGCCGTTCTGCTTGTCCATAGCCAGCCAGCCTACCTTAGTCTCACCCTCAGAGTACGCATAGGCCTTGATCTGATCCACATACCCAAAGGGATCATCATAGGCTAGTGTAGCGTCCTTGAACTTCTTGAACGCATAGGTACTGGTGGACTTGATGTCGGTTACAATGCCGTCAATCTTGCAGTCCATGTGACCTATAATGCCTTCTACCTCACACACCTTCTGCTCATCAGTCACAGAGTGTCCTGACATACGTGTTAAGAACAGTAGCATTTCCTCAATCAAATGTCCGTACATAAATTTAACATACGTTGGCCCTTGTATCTCCTCCACTGGGCCTTGGTTATTATAGTTATTCCATAGGTATCTATCGTCCTTACCTATGTTGGACAGGCGTAGCTTCCTGTCATCAAAAGAATCTCTAGGAGAGAATTCCTTACGCATTAGATCCTTTACAGCCTCACCGAACTTATCAATCTCTTGTTCAACGTCTACAGCCTCATCAGGCTGCTTGGTTGTCATAAGAGAGTAGATGTCCTCTACCACTGTGTTAACTGTTTTCATTGAAACTCTCGCATAGGTAACTCTAATATAGATGCAGCGACAGGGTGTTGAATACAGAACCACTCGCCTCTACGTTCATGTAACTTCTCTAGTAACTCATGTGCAAACTTCTCAGCCTTGCGCCTGTCATTGGTGTCATACGCTGCTATCAGCTTGTAGTCCCTGTAGGGCGAACTAGTCTGATACTGTCTGAGCCTATCCTCTGCGTCTACAGCCATCCCTATCTTACACCAACTAGGGAACGCTGGGTTAACAACGATGTACACCTGTCCTTCCTTAGAGGACTCATAGTTTGCTAGGGAGCTAAAGGCTGCATCGCCAAAAGACTTATAGCGCCCTGCCTTATATAGAGGATGTGACCTAGATATATACTTGTTATCCACATACATTTCTCTACTATTCCAGCAGGTCTTACACAGGTACTTAGACTGCTTCTTTCGTGCCTCAGTCCAGTTCCCATCTAGAACTAAATCCACATCGCAGTCAATACACTGATTAGTGTGTTTCTGACCAAGTTGTTCCAATTTTGTACTCCCCTGCAAGTTTGCAGTTTAGGTTAAAATGTAGTCCTGCTGCCTCTAGACAAGAGACTGCTAGCCTTCCAAACTTCTCTGCGTCTCTAGTCTTGACTTCGCTCTGAACCTCATCATGGATATTACCTACAATCTTGTAGTCTAGTCCCCATAGTATACCATAGTTATCTAGAGTAATCAAGGCCTGTTTCATAACAATTGCACCGGCACTCTGTAGTAGCGTGTTAAGTGCTGCGTGTTCAGAGCGTATAGTCAGCCTGCGTCCGTCAAGTCCTCTAACCCATCCTTGAGCAGCCTCGCTTGCCACTCTAGTTTTAAGATCTGCGAATGCTGGGAGATTAGACATGAAGCGTTTTTTAAGTCTTTCTCCAGTTGCTCTAGATCCCCCAGCCACACTCCCAAGCTTTGCATCTCCTGCCCCGTACAAGAGGGCATAGATGAAAGTCTTTGCCTGATCTCTTGATTCAAGTCCTGCAAGTTTTTGATTAGCGGTGTGTATGTCTCCATTAATGACTTCATTGGTGTATTCCTCATCATTCATGTAGTGTGCAAGCATACGCAACTCTAGTCCACTAGC